GAGGGCGATGTCGAACTCATAGAAGAGGCACTCCTCGCGAATGAACGCATGGCCATTGGAGTGGCCTCGCGGGCCATCGGCCACCAGCAGGCGGATTGTGGCGGTGCTGCCGTGCCGGCTGAGCTGCTGCAGCCTGAGCATCGCGGCGCCGGAGCTGACGCCAGGGCTGTAGGTGTTGCTCACCTCGCCAACGAACGAACCAGCGCCTGATGCCTGGCTGGCGATCACCGACCCGAAGGCCTCGCCGATCGCCTCGGTTTTGAGCATGCCGGCGTCGTCTTCCAGGTCCCATTCGAGAAGATCGGCTTGCCGCTTCCAGCCGCGCTCCTCCGCATCGGCGCCGGCCTCCGTGATCACCGCCGGCAGGGCCGGCACCAGATCGGCCAGCAGGCTCTCGGGCTCCTCGGGCCGGGGCAGGGCCAGGGCCAGGGCGAGCAGGGCCTCGGCGTAGCCGCTGCGGGTGCTGGCGACGCTAAGAATCAGCCGATCAAAGCCCACCAGCCGCAGGGGCAGCCGGCTCAGCTCGCCGCCGTTCACGGCAGACACCTCGAGGCTGTAGAAGGTGGCCCGCTCCAGCGCATCGCGGTGGATGAACACCGTGGCCTGCTGGGCAAAGCCCACCGTGCCGGCATGCTCCCAGAAGGTGGCGTTGTCGTCGGGCCCCCAGAACGGGGCATCGGCGCCGAGCCGGTGCGCGGTGGCCGGGCCGCCGGAGGCTGCATCACCCCAGAATGTGTGGCCATCGGGGCAGTTGGCGTAGCCGGTGCCGAGCACGTCGAGCGGCAGGCCCAGGGGGGCGGTGAGCAGCACCTGGTCGCCGTTGAGAAAGCCGGGCTCCTCCAACCGCAGGCGCACCACCGTGGCGGGCGCATCGATCACCGCATCGGTGAGCACCACCGCCGGCGGCCAGCTGCGGCTGAGGCTGAGGGTGCCGATCGTGCCGTCGATCGCCATTGATCAGAAGCGACCGCTCATGTCGCCGTTCACCCGCATGCTGAGCGAGCAGGCGATCAATTCGCGCACCCGGACGGGTGCACCGAGCGACGCCGTGAGCACCTCCATCGTGAAATCTCCACGGGTGGAGCCCCGGCGGGTGACGATGCGCAGGGTGTCAAGGGCTTCGTTGTCGTCCCAGATGCTGTTGGCCATTGCGCATGCGGCGGCGTTGTCGGGGTCGTAGAGGAAGGTGCAGCTCAGCTGGGTGGAGCGCACCCCCTTGGCCACAGTGCCCGCGGCCTGTCCGATGCCTGTCGTGTCAAGCTCATCGCGGTCAACCGTGGGCGTTACATCTGTGATCTTCCCCACCAGCGAGCCGTTCCAGTACACATCACTCTGGGTCGTGTTCCTGACGCCCATTCCTGGTTGGCTTCATACCTCATCAGGAGGCTAGGCAGGGCCAGGCCTATGGACTGTTCTGCAGCCGTGCCTGGAGCTGCACCGGCAGGTTGCAGCGGCGGCGGTAGACCAGGCTTTGCTGCGGCGTGGGGGCGTCCTGCCCCACAGGCCAAAACCACTTCAGGCCCGCGCCGGTGGTAACCGACTCGATGAAGGTCCGATCGGCGCTCGAGTAGCCGGCAAAGAGGATGTCGGGCAGGTCCAGGGCCAGTACGCCGGAATAGCTGGCGTGGAAGCTGGCGAGGATCAAGGTGGCGGCGTCCGTGCGGATGTTGCTGAACTCCAGATCAAACACCGCCCTCACCGCCACCGTGCCCCAGAGGCGCTGGTCTTCAAAGCCGGCCTCGCTCATCGCGCTGGTCACCGGATGGCGGGGCATGGTGAACCTGAAGCCCGTGGGTTCGATGGCAGGGAAGGGGATACCCATCAGCCGCGGATCACCCACGCACTCGGCGAATCCCAATCTAGGGAAATCAGCTGGCGGTTTTGCTCGTTGGTGGGCATGAGCACCGCCTCGATTTTCTGCCGGCCGTCATCGGTGGGGGTGACGCGCATCACCCGGAATGTCCGCACCTGGGGAGGGGCAGTACGGGTCCACTGGGTGCCCAGCAGGTTGCCGCGGGTGCCGCCGCCGCTCACCGTCAGGGTCTGAATGGTGGGACCCGGCGGTGTGGTGCCATCCCAGGCCAGCACCTGGTAGCTGCCGTCCTCGAGCGGTTCGGAGGCCACCAGGGTGCCATCGGGCAACACCGCGCCGTTTGACCAGAGGTCGTTGAGCTCCTCGTCGAAGGCCACCGCAATGTGATCCTCCGGCGCAATCGGCCGCAGGATGCCCGCGTAGGTGGTTTCAAAGCTGATCGGGTCTCCCACCAGCCGCCGCCAGCGGATCAGCAGTTTGGCCGCATCGATCAGGTGCCAGCGATTGGTGCAGCTGGCCTTCATGTCCAGCGGCTCCACAGGGTCGCTGTCGCTGGCGGATGCCTCGCGGATCGTGATCTCCCGCACGGTGGAGAACACCCCGGGAGACAGCAGGTCGTCATTGCTGCGCTCCTCCCGGTACAGCCCGCTCACCTGGATCGGTCGCCGCTGGTCGTCGTCGCTGGTGGTGGACTGGAAGGTGCCTTTCTTGATGTTCTGAGCGGTGAACAGGTCTTTGATCTCCACCGGATCAAACGACAACGCCGGCTTGAAATAGAACTTCCCATTCAGTTCATAGAACGCGAGCAAGTGAAGGCTGGCCTGGTCTGCTGCCCACTGCCGCAGGTTCTCCGGCTCCGGCAAAGAACCATCAAAGAAATACCGTCGATCAAAGCACCACTGGGCGGAAGTCAGAAAACTGGGTGCGTCGATCTGTTCGGCGCTCACGTCCTGCCCAGCGCCAAATCGTGGGCTCAAAGCCAACCGAGAGAAGATGTCGGGCAGCAGATGGGTGGGGCCATCGCTGGCCTCGATGTAACGGGGGCAGATGTGGCCGCCGATGATCTGGGCTGAGAGCTGATTCACGCTCTGAAGCTCCAGGGCCGAGCGGATGTTTTGCCCTACCAGAGCAATGTTCGAGTAGCTGGGTGCGGTGGGGTTGGTCTCGATGATGTTCACATAGCCGATCTCATGCTCTGGCCCCTGGTTGGCGGTAGTTTGGATCTCGTCGTAGACAGTACTTTCCGCCAACTTCCCCCACGGATCGACGAGGTTTTCACCATCGCTCCAACCCAACCCCAAGTCGGTCTTGCCAACGATGGCGGTGCCGGCCCAGTTGGTTGTGGGGCCGTCTATTTGCGTGGCAGTAATTACACCACTCCCCTGGCTGGTGATGGTTATGGGAACACCGTCAGCTGTGAGGCCGAGGTTAAATTCCGTCTCGGCTGGTTTGCTCACCACGAAATAGGTAGTGGAGCTGTTCAGCCCATTTGGCAGACTGCCGGTACTGGAAAGGGTCACACGGTTGCCAATCCGCGGTGCAGGCTCCCCGTCTTCAACCATCGCGAATTGGTTGAAGATAAATGGGTCGGCAGGGACTAGCTCAACTACGAAACTGCGGGTGGCGATTACTGGGAACGGAGCAGAACCCCCGGGCTTGCCATTGGCCAAGGTGATCGGTCCCGCTTCATAGCCGCTTCCCGATCTAGTTACAGTGATGTTGGAACTGTTGAAGCCACCGCCGCTTGGCACGGTCACGGTGGCCCGGCCGCCCAGGTCGATGCCGCCTTGCAACACCTGCACATTGGTGTAGACCCCAGGCACAGCTCCCGCAGCAGCAGTGGTGGTGGTCAAGCCGGCCAGGGCGTCGCGCCGATCCGGTTCGATGGAGCGGAGATCAAAGCGCTTCTGGGTTCTGGCAAACGGCGCCTTGCCCAGGTAGCGCGCCGTGCAGTCGCCATCCACAACGGTTCGCAGGCTGGTTATGCGGCTGTCGAGCACAGCCAGCTCGCCGCTGGCGGTGCCGGAGCGAATCTCCCAGCCGCTGAGCGGTTCCACACGGATCTGCGCACAGCGTGCATTGGCGGGCAACTCCAGCTGTATCTGATTGTTCTGGGCCTGCTGCGTCAGCCCCCGCACGCCATAGATGGTGGGCAACTCCACAAACGCCCCCTGGCCCTCGGGGCGATAGGTGATGCGGAGGAACGAGTAGCGCTCCTCGGGGATATTGATGCTTGCACCCCTGTACTGGGAAACCTTCGGCTTCTTGCCCGACGGCAGGTTTTCACCCTCTTGCTCCCCACCAGCGAGGCGATTGATCTCCCGCAGGGTGGGACACTTGCGCAGGTTGGCGAAGCCGCTGGTACGCATCCCCAAGGTGCTGCGGATGCCAATCTCAATGATGCGTGCGGGCTTGGTCAGGGTGAAATCGGCAATGGCGCAGCGATGAAGATGCGGGCGGCTGGTGCCAGTGGCGTAGCGGGGCCCTGAATCCACAGCGGACCAGTCCCAGTCCTGTTCAGGGCCAACCCGTTCGGGGAACTGTTCGGTGCCAGTGGCAGCCGGATCAATCTCGGAGTTGGGCGTCACGTAGATCGTGCCGGCGCGCACCACCCGGAAACGGGCGGTGATGCTCTGGCCATCACCCACCGGCTCGTTGTCGGCGTTGGAGGAGAAGAGATCATTGGACGGTGTGCGCTGCTCCAGCACTGCCAAGCAGCTGCCGGCCTTAAACAGCTCTCCCACCTGGAGGGCATCATCAGCACTGCGTTGGCGTGCACTGATCGCCGCGGCCACATCAGTGCAGTTTTCGCGGTGCTTGATATTGCTGTCGGTGTTGGTCTTGTCGAACTTCAATTTGGTGTTGGCATCGCTACTTTTCGAGAGCAAGTAGTCGAACGTGGCACCGACGGGCAGGGTGACCAATCCACTCGCCCCGCCGATTGAGGTGTCGACCACGCCGCTGCGGCCGGACCACATCCGCTTGGCCTTCCAGATTGAGCCGAGTGCCACCGGATCATCAACCGGATCGATCGTCTGATTGCCGCTGCTGCCCCGTGGTTTGGTGGTGATCTGCCGTGTGGCCTGCATCTCGGGGTTTATCCGCAGGCCCAGCCCGTTGCCGATGGTGGCGTAGAGCCCGCAGGCGGTAGAGCTGCTGGGGCGTGCGGTTGCGCAGGCATCGGGGCGGATCACGCCGCCGGTGCTGCGCACCTGGAAGACATCGCCGCCGCCGTCGTTCTCCATGTTGCCGATGTCTTTGGCGGCAAGGCGGCCGGCAATGCGATCGGTGGAACGGATCCGCCCGCCGCCCAGGCGGGCGTAGACGGTGACGCGGGCGGCGGCCTCATTGGCGCCGGCGGTGCCGAGGTCGTAGGAGCGGAGGGGGTTGTTGCCGATGGCAAAGCCGGCCGGGTCTACCTCGGCCATCGGCCCTTCGCCCAGCATGTAGAGCGCGCGAAAAAGCTGGCCGCCGTCAACGGCCACCAGTTGAGACCACAGGAGCTCCAGATCGACGCGGCAGCCGCCGTACCAGCCCGCAGGCCGGCCATTGAGGGCGGGCAAATACTCACGCCGGGCGAACACGATGGGGATGACACTGCCAAGCCGCGCCACCTCCTGGGTGGAATCAAAGCCGGGCCGTGGGGCGTAACGCGCGTTGCGGCTGATGTTGTCGGCCCGGTTGGTCTTGGAGATGAATCGCCCGGGCTGCCTCGGCTTGGGCGCCAACAGGGTGGACAGCACCGTGTAGCCCGTTGAGAGGATGGTGGTGGCCAGCGAGATGATCGCCCAGGTAGCGGCGGGCGTTGGACCGCAGGTGGCCAGTGGCGGGTTCCGCGTGTATTCGATCGCCGCGGCCTGCTGCCGTTCGATCTGATAGCGCAGCAGCTGGTCTTCGCTCCAGCCGAGCAGCTCCGCCAGGTAGGCGTCGCCAGGAAGGGGGCGGGGATGGCGCGTCACAGGATCAGGATGGGCGCGGTGGTGGATGGAGCCACAGGCAGGAAGTGAAACCAGCGGCGCACCTGGCAGGGCGCCAACGGCCTCCAGTGCACGCCCTGGCCCTGGCAGGTGGTGAGGATTCCACCGGCCACGCACACACCCAGGGCGATCGGTTCACCGTCGGCCAGCAGCGCCACGTCGAGGGGCATGGCGCCGGGCACCGGTGTGGTGATGGCGGCAAGCTCCTCGAGCAGTGGCCGCCAGCGGCCACGGCTGGCGGCCCGATACCACTCCCGTTTGATCAGCGGCGGCCGGGGGGCGTCATAGAGGCCCAGCACGGCGATCGTGAGGCGCAAGCAGTCGGTGGCGCCATGGCGATCCGGATCCCCCCCCCAGCGGTAGGGAAGGCCCATGTACCGCAACCAGGGGGCGGTCCGTGAGGCGTGCTGCGGCATGGGCATCAGGCGATGAAGATGGAGCCGGTGTCTGGCAGCTGGCCGACCAGCTCAGTGGTGAGGCGGCGACGGGGCGCGTCACCACGGATGGCATCCAGCGGTGATGTGAGGGTGACCTTGATGTACTCGCGCCGCTCGATCGGGCCCAGCCGCCAGAGATGGCGCGAGAGAAGGCGGACATCGGTGCCGGCGGCCACGTCGCACAGCACCACATCGGCGCGGAGCTTCCAGCGGTTGGCGCGGGCCTCGGCCAGCACATTCAGCGCCAGCTGGTTGCGGTTCATCGCAAGCCGGCCCTCGGAGCGATCACCACCGCGGGCACCGGCCGAATCGGAAATTCGGAAGCCCATCGAGGTATGGGGCCGGCCGTCGTAGGTGCGCGTCTGCCCGGTGAAGAGGTTCTGCCAGGCGTAGCCGGGCACTGGCGCGCCATTGGCCTGGAAGGAGATGTAGGCGCAGATGGCGATCATCAGCGGATCCCAACGCTGCTTTGAATGGAGGGGTTGTTGCGGAAGTCGTTGTAGACCGCCTCGCGGCTGGCTGCAGCGGCTGCGGCTGCGGCCTGGTGCACCTGCTCCACCGTGGCGTATTCCACGCCGTTGATCATCTGCGTTTCCACCTTGAGCCGCAGCGACCTGGAGGGGCCCATGGCGCTGGGGGGAGCGCCACCAGGCCCAGACCCTGCCATGGCGCCGCCGGCGCTAGGACCTGACTTGAGGAAGGGAATCGGCGGCAAGGCAGGTTTGCCGCCAGCGGCTTGATTGGGCGCCGCACCCATGAACGGGATCGGCGGGGCTCCAGATTTGCCGCCAGCATTCTGGGTGGGCCCGGCGGCCATGAAGGGGATGCCGAGCGAATCGCCACCGTCCGCCACCTGAGCACCGCCACCTGGGGTGCGCTGGAACGGCACACCCAGCGCCTTGGTGAGGGCGCGGTTGCTGTAGACCTTCCCGCCGGCCTTGTTGAACCGCACGATCTCCGCATTCTTCTCGCCCACCAGGTAGTCGAGCCCGTACTGGATCTCCCCCCCACCTGCGAAACCGGGGGTGAAGGAAAGGTTGGGGCTGCCCAGGTTGAGCATGGGACCAGCGGCAGACCAGTCAAACCCCCCCAAAGCTGCTGCTGCGCTTTCATAGTTGAACGCGACATCCAGGTTGCCGAGGCCAGCGAAGCCGCTGATGAGGCTGGGGATTTTGGTGGCCAAGCTCCCCCACACGTTTGCGCTGTCGCCCACGGCAGCAGCTCCGGATGCACCGGCCGCAGACAGCAACGCCGCACCAGCGTTCATCAGCTGCAATGCAGCGCCCTGGTGGGCGCTTGCAGCGTTCGTGTGGGATGCCGCGGCCATCTCCAGTGCTCTGCCCGGGATGTCGATCCCGGTGAACGTTTTCACGATCCCGCCCTGCAGCTGGGATAGCAGCGGGTTGAGGAGAGAGTCGAGCGTGGCCTGCATCAGCGACTGCCCCGCTTGCGCCAGCGCGCTGCTCACCGCCTGCCTCACATCACCACCAGTGAGCAGTGCCTGCACGGCGCCGGAAATGGAGCCGCTGATGCTGCCGCTCACCGCGTCGCCGGCGGAGATGGCCAGGCGGCCCTGGGGAGTCTGCATCACCTCGGCAGTGAGTTGGGCCTTTGTTCTCTCGTAGGCCAGCTGTGCTCGCTCTGCCAGCTGCTGCTCGGTGAGGTTTTCATTCTCCAGGCTGTTGATGTTTTGGAGGTCTTTCAGTGCCTGGGTGTTGTCTTCTATGGCCCTGACCAGGCGGGTTTCCGCGGAATCCACGTCTTTCAGGCTCTGCTGCAGCGCTTCCGCCTGGTTGGCGGTGCTGGGCGCCACAACACCCCCAACGGCGGCAACGGTGCTGGCAACTGAGCCAGCAGGGAGGGCGGCCGCGGCCCGGGCCTGGCCCATGCCGGTGAACGGCTGCACGCCCAGCGGGATGGCTGCTCCAGGGGCCACGCCAGGGGGTGGGGCCACCGTGGAAAACGCATCTATGCGCTGGCTATGAGGCAACTGCCCTGAAGGGCGAAGGATCGAGGCTGAAGGGGCACCGACACTGGAACCAGCGGCCTGGCCCTGCACCCTCCCCGTAACGAGAAGGTCAGCGCTGCGGCGGGCGGCTGCCGTTTCTGCATTGCGCTGCAGAGCCCCATTCGTTCCAGGGCTATTGATGTCAACACTGTTATGTGCGCCAAACGTGCGGCCTGAACCATCAAAACGACCCAGCACCTGCCCTCCAACTACGTGCTGTCCGACCTTCACGATTGCGGCCATGTGGCTATAGGTAGCTTCTAGCTTGTTGCCCAAGTCGTCAATGAACTCAATTACTGTGTAGTTTCCATTGTTACCTGCTCTGCTTATTTCGGTCACCACGCCATTGTGGTAGCTGCGCATTTCATTGTTTGGTCCTACTGGCATGTCCGCGCCGTTCTGGCCGGAAGCATCTAGCCGGCCACTGATGGAGCCCGGAAGCCGTGCAACACCTCCCAGCGATGGCACGCTGCTGGCCCCTGCCAGTCGTGGGGCGATTTCATCCTTCATCTGGGTCAGCCTGAGCCGACCCAGCTCTGCCGTCAGCTGCGCGCGCTGCAGGGCGATGTCCACCGCCTGCCGCTCCATCTGCAGCTTCTGGATCCGCAGCTCGCTCTCCTCTTTCTTGTGCTGCACCTCCAGCTGTTTCTGCGCCAGCTGGTGCTCGCGGGCCATCTGCCCCTCCTTGGCGTCGTACAGCCGCTGCTGCACTTCCGCCGCTGATTCCATCCCGCTCACCCCGGCCGCGGCCGCAGCGATCTGGGCCTCGATCACCGACGCGGTGCCGCCGCCACTGCGGGCGCGGTCTTGCAGCTCCTGCAGTTCCGCGAGGCGCTCGGCGGCCTGCACCGCCGCCTTCTCGCGGGTCATGGCCAGATCGGCCTGGGCCTTCTCCAGCCGGCCCTGGCGCTCGAGGAGGGTGTTCTGACGGTTGATCGCGTCGCTCTGGTCTTCCAGCTCTCGCTTCTTGGCGTTCTCCTTGTTGACGATCTCGTCGAGCATGTTCGAGATGTCTTGCTCCGCACCGCTGATCTGGGCCAGGAGCAACTGCTGCTCTCGGGTGTACTGCGCTTGCTGGCCCTGGATGTCGAGCTGCTGCTCCTGGAGGCCCAGTCGCTGGGCATCCAGAGCGATGATGGTGCCCAGCTGGCCTTCGGCCTCAAAAGCCAGCTGCACCTGCCGCCGGCTGCCCTCCACCTTGGCGTTGATGCGGGTCTGCTCGGCAGCATTGATGCTGAGCAGCTCTTGGTTCTTGCCCCACTCGGCGCTGTAGAGGGGCATATTTTTCTGCGTGCGCAGCAAGGCGTCGCGCTCTTTCTCCGCACGCACCTGTTCGGCCTGAGCTTCAGCCAGCTGAATCTTGAGCTGCTCCTGCTGGATTTTGATCTGCTTTTCCTGGATGAGCATCTGCCGCTGCTGCAGCTCCCGTTCGGTCTGGAGAATCCCCCGCCGTTCGGCGATAGCCTCTCGTTCCTGCCTGAGCTTCAGGTCAGCCAGGCGAGCCTCTGCAGCGGCTTTGGCCTCAGGGCTTGCAGCCACCTGCGCGCCCAGCTCATAACCACGGGCCTCTAGGGCGCGGCGGGCTCCGGCAACAGAGCTCATGGCTTCCGCCACCTCCCGCTGCTTGTTCATCAGGGTGAGGCCCTGCTCCAGCGCCTTGATTTCGTTCTGGTAGGCCTTCTGCTTGATCTCTGACCATTCCTTGGAGATGTTCAAAGCCCGGATTGCTCCAGAGCCAAGCCTCTGTTCTCTGGCCTCGATCCGCTCTAGAACATCAGCTGGCAGCTTGAGGCTGCGCAGCTCTACCGGCTCGCTGAGGTTGGTTTGCCGGTTGAAGTTCTCCCTGAAGCTGAGCTGGGCTTCCTGAATTTCCTTTTCTGATGCACCGCTCGCCATCATTTGGGCGCGCATCGTAAACAAACGGAAGTTCAGAACGCTTTGCGCCCACTTCTTGTTCCAGTTGTCGATTGCTTTGCCGGCGCCTTCCGCTCCTGCTATGAGGTTGTCAAAAAACGAGTTGACGCCATCAGAATCTGCATCAGCACTTGCATTAAACAGTGCCTTGATTGGGGTGATTGCTCCGCCAATGAGATTTCCTATGTTTTCCCAACCTTTGGCAATCAGTTCAACAAACCTTGCAATCGTTACAAGAACAGGCTGCAGCACAAAACCCAGCACTGCGGTTGCCACGCCTACTACATCCATGATCACCCGACCCACCGATGAAGCGATAGCACCTATAGATGTGAGAACTGAAATAACGGGGCCAAACACCTTGATAATTGGCCCAACAGCCTCGGCGATGCTCTTGAAGAACCCACTAAAGCTGCCCTGCAGATTCTTAAAGGTGACCAGGATTGTCTGCATCATCCTTGCCGTGTCGCGCTCCAGCGGCTGACCAGCTTCAGATGAGATCGCCTGGTTCACGTCATCAAAGTTGCTCTTGACGTTTTCCAAGCTCAGCGCCAGCACTTTTTGCCCTTCGTAGAGCTTCTCCAACTTCGTCATCAGAAAGTCGTAGTAAGTGCCCTTGGCCTGCTGCTGGCGCACGTCTTCGTTAGAGATGCCTAGCTTTTGGGCCAGCATCGCATCAGGGCCAATATTTCCCATGAGCAGGGCGTTCGCCTCCTGCCGGAGTTGAAAAGTGGGGATATTGAGGGTGTTCATGCCGGCGGCCAGCCTGGTGGCCAGCTTGGCGGAATTTTCCATGGTGCCCTTCTCTCCCAGGGCACTCACGTTCTGGAGGATGATGTTGAATCCGTCGTAGATTTCGCTGGCGGTGGCGCCGCTGATGTTGGCCACCTCTTTCTGGATGCCCTGGTATTCCTTCAAGATCGCGCCGCGCACGATCTGCATCTGGCGGGCAGTACCCTCCACCAGCTTCCCGTCTGGCCCGAGGATCGCAAAGCTCTGCGCCGCAAAGATCCCGGCCTCCGCCACCTGCTTGTTGAGCCGGCCGGCCTCGGCCGAAAGTTGTTGCAGGGGTGCTATGGCGGCCCTGGCGCCTGTGGCCATAACGCCAAAGATTGCATTCAGCCCCATGGCAGCCAGGCCTAATTGTCCAAGGCCTGGGATTAAGGCCAAAGCAGCTTTTCCTAAGCCTCCCAATACAGGAGTGGCTGCAGCCGCTGCAGCGCCAAGTATTGGAATTGATTTAGAAACCAATCCAAACTTTAGAGCGGCACCTGTGAGCACTCCCTGGACAGATTCAAATTGCGCCAGCATTGGCAGCAGCTTGGCTGTCATTGCCGCCATGCCTAGGAGCGTGGCGGCAGCGCCTCCAAATCCATTGCCTCCTGATGCACTGCCAGCCACATTGCCCGCTGCGGCCATGTTCTGGTTCAGTTGACGAAACGACTCGCCGTTCAGCTCCACGCTGCGGCGCAGTTCCTCAACCGTCCGTGTGAGATCTTCGTAGCCCCGCTTTGTTTCCGGCGGCGGCGGCGGGACATCGGGAGCGTCGATTTTCACGCCCCGCTTCTCCATGTCGGCGATCACCGCCCGCATGCGCGCCAGGTCGCGCTCCAGCGGCTGCATGTCGCCGCGTAGGGTCAGCGTGGCTGTGCCCAGGCTGTATTCGCCGCCGCCGCCGCTCTGGGTCAAACCCGTTCATCCCTGCTTGGGGTCAGTCTGGCGCCGGGCTGTTGCGGATCTGATCCGGCATGGCCTGAAGCTCCAGGGTTTCAAGCCCGAGCGGTAGACATTCGCCCCTCAGAAAGGCGAAAGGGGTTCCCGGTTGGCGCCGGGAACCCCTCTCAGTAACCAACTCAGACCCCTATCAGCTGTCGAAGGCGGGGGGATCTGGAATCACCACAGGAACATCCCGTGATCTTCGCGCACCCAGGGGAAATAGCCCCTGGAAGCACTGGCCCCCAAGGGAGACCTTGGCCGCATCTTACCCCTTCAGTAGCCAGAGCGCTGCAGCTCTTCGTGGGCCACCACCAGCACCCGTGGCGGCATCTGGTTGTTGCTGAGCAGCCAGCGGATCGTGGCGGCCGTCGCCTGGGTGATGCGAGCGTTCTTGCCCGGGGCGTCGGAGATCTTGAACGGCAGGAACTGATCCTCGCTGCGGCCCTTGTTGCCCAGGCCCGGGAAGGCAGCAATCTCAACCATCGAGGCCAACCGCGCCATGGTGGTGCTCAGCTCGTTGGTCCGTTTGGCCCGTTCCTTCAGGGCCCAGGCGTAGGCCTTGAGCACCGCATCCACCGGCTGGTACGCGAAGCGCTCGGCATGCCAGCGGGGATCCTGCGTCAGCCCGCTGGTGAGGATCAGCTGGATCTCGTCCCAGTCGGTGGGGGCAGTCTTGAGGTAGGCCTCTATGCGGGCGCGGTGCTCGTCGCGGCTGAGGTTTTCTTCTGGCCTCGGGGCTTCGGCGCCGTCTTCGGCGCCGGCGGCTTTCCCCCCGCCGTCATCGCCGCCTTCTCATCGATCAGGAACTGCTGCAGCTCATTGATCAGGTCAGCTGGCAGCTGACTGGTGTCGTTCTCGCTCCAGTCGCCGGGCTCCAGCTTCACCCAGTCCTGGCTGTCGGGGTCGAGGTAGTCGCCGCGGCCGATCAGCAGAGTGGTGACAAGGGCTTTCTTCTGATCGTCCATGGTGGCCTGGGACGAGAGGAAGGTGATCAGCCTCTGCGGATCACTGTTGAGCAACCCGAAGGCCTGCAGGGTGCCCTGCAGCGAATCCGGATCGTTGGGGTTGGCCACCCTTGATAGATCCTGGATCAGCTTGTCCACCTCCTCGATGG